CTTTTAAGTTCAAGGTCAAGTATATCTGGGTTCATGTTAGCTTTAGCTAATGCTCCAGCTCTTTTAACATTTGCTTCAAAGTCTCTTCCCCATTCTTTTCTTAATTCTTGTTCGGCTTGAACTTGAGAAGTTTCTGTATCAACTTGACTTTGTTGAGCATTACTTTCCATATTATTTTTATAAAACTCTAAAACACCTTGAGCTTGCGTATTGCTTAAACCTAACTTATGTGCGTTCTCAGCAAATTGTTTTACATCTCCTTCATTTAATGGAACAACATCAGATTTAACATCTAAGGTATATTTATCAGCGGAAGCTGGTCTACCTAATTTATCAAATACTTCATTCCATTGATCTTCTGTTGAATTTTGATTAGGTACAGCAACTTTATCCTTACCAATCATTTGAGTTGCATTGATATATGACTTTGCAAGTGCATCTATCTCTGTAAACTTTTCTATATTTGGATCGTTTCTAAACTCTTGAGAAATTGCTTCTTTCCAAGATTTAGCTGTGACTGTTTGTTCTGTTGTTGGTGATACAGGTGTATCTGCTTTTGCAACACTAGCTATTGTTGCTGTTGGTTCTGTAGTTTCTGTCTTTTCTACAGGCGAAGCTGTTTGCTCCGTTATCTGTTCTGATGACATTTTTATTTTCCTTTTTCATTCTCGTTAAGTAGCATTGCTTTTATAAATAGAAGGATGCTACGTTGTCCTTCCATATATGCACTCTCATGACTATCGCCTTTTATATTAGTGGTAGTATGATGGTGACATCTTTTTTCTAAATCAGACATAACTATTTTGCCTTCGTTAGAACTAAATAAAAATTGATAATTTTTTTTTATGTTATCAATATATTTTGTAAAGTTTTTTTGATTATCTTTTGCTTCACCCATATTTATTCTGCGGCATTTACAATAGCTTTAGCTTCTTCTGGAAGAGCTTTTGCAAGTGGTGCAGCATCTCCTGCCATCTTAGCCACCTGTTCAGCTTGTTGCATCTGCATTTGCTCCTGTTGTTGTTGTGCTTGTTGGTTTCTCATTTCTTGTACTTCACCTTGAGACTTTAATAATTTTTGTGGCATACCAACAATGTCGGCAACGTGCTTAACTAAATTATCAAAATTTACATAGTCAAATACAGGAGCTACATTAGCTAAACTTCCAAGTATTTCAACAGCTCTTATAATAGATTGAAGTTCTGTGGATTTCTGTGCCTTTGCTAAAGGAGAAACATATTCAATATCTATATTAACACCCGATAAAGATTCAGGTGGTGGAGCAAACTGGTTGTTTCTTAATAGAATATTAAATACTCTATCAATAAGGGGTTGTAATAATTCTGATTGTAATCTTCCTAATACTGGTCCAAGTAATCTCATCTTCTCTTCATTTCTTTGGATAACTTCTGTCGCTGTCATTTGTGGACCATCTTGCATCATTAATTGGTTCACATAAAACACACTTCTAATTGCATCTCTTCTTTGCTCTTCCATATTTAAACCTAATGGATTATTTGCACCGATGTTTAAAGGTTCAATTCTATCTCTTGTACCTGATCTATAAAAATTTAATCCACCCGGAACTGTTCTAACAGGTAATAAGAAACCATCGTCAGGAACTAATAAAGGTGGGTCTACTTGTTTTTGTGCAGCTTTAATTGTTGTCTTACACATTTCATTTAACATCTTAACATCTGGCAATGCTGTCATTGCAGGTGATCTACCATAAACTTCATTTGATGCTTTTAAATATCTTGGAACTACAAACGGAAATTCTTTAAATCCTGAAACTGATAATTCATTTCCACCTTTGTATTCAAAATACAAAGATTCAAATGGCATATTCTTTTTATCTTTTTTACTTGGATTGAAATCGTTTCTTGGATAAACCGCATGAATAATAGGTATCTCTTCATAAGGATTTTTTTGAGATAAAGCTGTAATATCTTTTGATACCTTGTCTCCAAATTTTTGAACTAATGCTCTAGCTGTTACATTAAATTTTCTAAAGATTGTATCAATGTTACCTTTTTGACTTTCAGCTATATAAACTTCATCAATGTTTCTTGTAGAAAATCTTAATAAATCATCATCATCTTCTTCAATAAACATTGCCGCTGTACCAAATGTAATCAGGTCGTGATACAATTCAAATATTTCTTGTTGGAAGTTTGATCTGTTAAATGCTTTGTACATAACTTCCGTTGCTTCTTCTAACCACATCTTAGCTTCGTCATCATTAAAATCTTCTAGTTTTTTAAATCTTAAAGTGAACCAAGGTGTAGATGGATTTGTAAGCATACCATGTAATGATGATGCTAATAATTCTAATGCTTGTAAAGGTGAGCTATCAAATATAAGCTCCATTCTTTTATCGCCACGACTTCTTTTTTTATTAATATCTGCTTTTCTTGGTAACATATAATCAGCAACTTCTTGCCAATGTGTTTCCCAGTTTTGTCTTCTACCAGATAGTCTTTCAAATCTTGAAATTAATTTTGATGTTAGTTCTGTTTTTGCCATTATGCTCTTCCTAGTAAAGATTTTTTACCTAAAATTAATTCATTATCCTTACGAACTCCTTTTGCACTTGTTAAAATTGTCATTGATCTTCCTTTAGATTTTGTTTTTCTTTCATCATAAGTTACGTCTGTTGCGTTGCTTTGTGATATTTCAGATGTAGTAGGTGATGGAACTTTAACTATTGTGCCGCCTACGTTAGTTGCAACTGGTTGTCTATTCTCACTCTCGCCACCACTATTATTCCCTCTGTTATAATTTGGTGATCTCATTGGAGTTATACCAGCTGCTTGACCTTCATAATCCATTAAATTTTGTCTATTTCTTTTATTATATCTTTCCGCAGCTCTTATTCCAGCACCTATGAGACCCCCGCCTTTAACATAATCAACTGTTTTTGAAACAACTCTTTGTACTACATTTTGTTTTTTAGGTACAGATGATGGTCTACTTCCTTCACTAGCACCCGCACTTGAACTACCCATCTTAATTATCTCCTAACAAAGTTTTTCTCTCTATTTCTTCTTCAGCTTCAGGCGTTAATGATCCAGTTAATATTGTAGATTTTCTACCACGTCTTTTTCTCTCTACTGCTGCTCTATCTTTTGCTATTTGTTCTTTTTCTTCTGCAGAAATAGTAGGTTCTGGTATTGGTGGTGGTGCTTGAACCGGTGGTAGTGGTGGCATTTTTGGTTTAAAAATTGAACCCATATTTAATTCCTATATAATTTGGTAACTGTTATCTGCTACATCTTGTGGAGCAATTTGTCCAGTTTTTATTTCTCGTAAACCAACACTTAAGTACCTCATCGCATCACACGCATGAGATGACCAATCGTGAACAGGCTTACTTCGGAACATACGATTTTTGTCTATATACTTCCGATGATAATGTCTTAACGCATCTATTAACTATTTGCAATGGTCTGTATCGATCCAGCATTTAGGTAACGTCATGCTGGTTGCGTGTATTCCATCTTCTAATGGTATTTTTGGAACAACTTTAAATCTTATTCCTAATTGATAGGCGACCTCTCTTCTGGTTTTACCATTACCAAAATCCGTAACTTCGATGTCGTGTGGTGCAAAATGTTCTTTGTAAACATATTCTTTTTGTTTTAACATTTGTATGTAGTGCGGTAATCCCTGTCCACGTTCTTCATGGTAGTCTATAATATTAATTGATCTACCTAGTTGCTGATAAAAAATAATACTACTATGATCCGCCACACCTAAATCCCAAGACGTAGAGACCGGGAAACTAGGATCGTAAGGTACTCTAGTTAATTGTTTATTATCTTCCATCTTAACCAGTGCATCATTATAAATTGCACCTTCTATATTTGCTATCCAATCACATTCAAACTCCTGTTGGTACTTCTTATCTCCCATTACTTCTTTTGCCTTGACCAACTCTTCTGGGTCTACAATTTGAGTATCACTAGCTTTAGCTTTATAGTTAAACCAATCTTCCGCACCTTGTGCGTGTTGGTAGAGTTCGTAAAAATTATTATTCATTCCTTGTGGTGTGCCAATAAAGACACAGTAGCCTTTGCGATCTGATAATGCGGGTCTTATAATTTCTGGAAACAACTTACTATTTACATTAGCATACTCATCTATTACACATCCATCTAGGTAGATACCTCTTAACCCGTCAGAGTTCTCTGATCCAAGCAAAGTTATTCTTGCACCATTGGGTAAATCTACCCTTAGTTCCGTTTCATTAAATTTTATATAAGGTATCTTGTTAGTAAACTGTTTCATGTAATCCCAAGCAATAGATTTACTTTGTTTAAAGGTTGGTGAGATATATGCGTATCTAGGATTTTTTTGTTTAGACAGTAGTGCTGACCTAATTAAATGATTAATCAT